ATGGGTTGAAATCTGGTGACATCGATTTGTCCCAAGCTGTAGCGATAGCACGGGATTTAGAGGGCGCCGCCGAACGGAGGACTAATGAGGAAGACATAGTCCAACAAGCTGATGAAGCTGTCATTTTGGCAGCAAAACATAAGAGAGAGTATGATGCAGCAATGGAGAAGCACGATTATAAGGAGGCGAAAGCCCATCGACGTGCTGCCATGCCGTTTAATAACAATGAGGACATCCATGCACATGATGCAGATGATGCAGATGAAGTCGACAGTGATGACGACCGTCCTGAACCTACGCACACAATACGTGGGGATGATGAGTCTAAGAAAATGCCTGTGGGGCCGGTGGCTCCGCTTGCGGAGCCTGCGGTTCCGCCAGCATTAGTATCAGATCCATTACAGGAGTTGCGTATGCAAATGTTGGAAATGTCCAAACAGGTTAAGGCTATAGCTGCTTCAGTGCAAGACCTCAAAACTCGCCCGGCTGGACGTAAGTCTAAGCCGAGTAAGCAGAAACCCAGGCTGGAATCGAGTCCTGGTGGAGAGATGAAATTGGATGTGCCACCTAGTGTGGCCCCCCTTGTTATTCCCCCGAAACCTGACGTACCCTTAGTGGTCCCAGTAGTGCAACCGGAGGTTGCCCCTGTGGTGGAGCAGTTAGCTCCCGTTGTGGTGGAAGGGAAATCACAGGAATTACCTGTAGCTAAGGATGGTGTAATGCCACCCGAAGCCAAGGGCTTACCAGTTGAATCTTTAAACCAGCAGCAGGGCCGCCCAGCGGCCCCCTCGAAACCACCGCTATCCCACAACCGCGTCAAGACCGCGGAGAAATCCGTAGAATTGAAGAAGCCGGAGTGGGTGGAGTCCTCGGCCAAATTTTCGTTATCCCAAATTACGGAATATATGAGAACTCTGAGCGCCTCGGAACTGCCGAAGAGTGCGAGGGAGGAATTGAACTCTCTCAAATTGGTTACGCAGAGCTTAAGGTACAAGGGTCAGGTGCGAAAGAAGGACCGCAAGTCCAAGAAACCTGGCCCGAGTACATCCGTGAAGAACTCCGGCAATGGCAGTGGCCCCAGCGTGGGGCCGCAGTCGAGCGCCGCAGTTTAAAGTATCATGCAGGTCTATATAGGAAAGGTGCAGAACCTACCTACGATGAAATGACAGTAATCAGAGATCGCGCGTTGAGTACCTACCCAAAAACACGTTTGCCGACGTGGTTAGATTTTCGAATTGAACAAGGTAGGGAAATAGTCACTATTAGCAATGATAGGTTACGAAGGAAAGTAGCTTGGTTGGTGGATAATGCCATAAATTCTAAAGCGAAACCCGGAGTGCCTATGATGGCTTTTGGAGCGACTAATCGTGATGTGAGGGAAACCCACAGAGATCTGGTTATACAAGCCGTAGTAGCGCGGATTAAATTGCTATGTACAACCCCAGTACGAGACATAAAGAATTGGACTGCTCAAAGCCTGTGGCGATCTGGAATGTGCGACCCTGTGCGTTTGTTTGTAAAGAACGAGCCACATAAGTGCGCAAAGATCAAAGCCGGCCGAGAACGGTTAATTTCGTCCGTATCACTCATTGATAATTTAGTTGAAAGAATACTGTATCATGAGCAAAATGATGTGGACATAATGTCTTGGAAAGACATCCCGTCTAAACCCGGGATGGGGCTACATGATGAGGCCCAAAATGAAATATGCAGTTACATGACTAGTGAGTTTAACTCACGACGGCGTGTAGACTCCGCGATGGAGACTGATATGTCAGGATGGGACTGGTCTGTGCAGCCATGGGAAATGTTCATGGAAGTTGAAGTTCGTGCAGGATTGGCGCTAGGCGCAGACGTAGTTAGAAATGTGTACCGCCGTGCGTTGTATAATAGAGCAGTTTGCGAGATGTTATGTGTGTTCATGTTAAGTGATGGCACTCTTATCGAGCAGATCACCCCAGGCAAGCGTTGTTCTGGGAGCTACAATACCTCGTGCGGAAATTCCAGAATGAGATGGATGTTGTCCCAATGGGTGGGAGCCCGGTGGGCTATCACCATGGGAGATGATTGTGTAGAAGAGTATATAGAAGATGCTCAGCAAAAGTATGACAAGACAGGTCATAGAGTGAAATACATCAAGCGATGTGAGAACGGGATGTTCGAGTTTTGCTCAACCCTGTTTAATGTGACGGACGGAACCGGCACGCCTGTTGGATGGGGTAAAACCCTATACAGGTTTCTTAGTCAGAAAAAGCTGGACATGCAACTGTATGTTCAAATCATGCGAGAATTAAGACATTCACCCCCAGCTTTGCTGGGTCAAGTAGACTTTGTGTGCCAAAGTGTACTAGTCGCAGGAGGAGGTTCTGCGATAAATGCCAAAGAAGAATAAGAAGAAGAGTAGTCGTAAGATGAAACTTAAGAGTAGTTTGAAGAAGAAAGTAAAATTACCCTCTATAAAGAAGAAGAAAAAGAAAAGTATTAGGAGCGCTGCTCCTGTAGCAGTCAGTAGGAAGATGTCCACACCCGCTCCCCTCGTTGGAGGGAAAAGTGGGTTTCGGATTAAACACCGAGAGCTACTGCAGGATGTAGTCGGGTCAATTGCTTATAACGGTGGCCTAGAGACTAATGTCTATGAAATAAACCCGGGTTTGACTAGTTCATTCCCTTGGTTAGGGCCTATAGCGCAAAATTTCGAACAGTACAAGTTTAATAGCTTGCGCTGGGAGTTTGTTCCGCGTTGTGCCACAACCACACCTGGTTCGTTTTACATGGCCACCAGTTATGATGCGCGTGAAAACCCACCTTTTACTTCTGATGCGGCTTTATCGGCCTATCGGAATTCAGTATCTGATAATGTATGGAGGGGTCTAACCCATAACTCAGCGATTGAGGCGGGGAAGTTTTCTTCTAAGAACATGATTAGGAATAGTCTAACACTACCTTCTAATACCGACATACGTGAGTATGATGTCGGTACTTTCACATTTGCCACTGAAGGATGTGCGGACAACACCACCCAGCTGGGTCAGTTGTGGGTAATGTATGATTTATTTCTATATAACCCTAAATTGCCTCAGTTTGGAGGAGCGTATACTTCCGTACAAACAACCGATTCGGTACCAGTCACTAGTGCCAACTTCTTAAGCCCTATTGATGAGAACAATGTTATCGGCCAGCTGCCACCAAAGCAGCCTGGAGCAAAAGACCCAAATGGGAATTTGGTGGAGGATTTCTTCACTTTAGACCCAACAGGGAAAAAGATACGTTTTCAAAGACCGGGCATTTATGAGGTAACAGTGGAGGCTGATACCAATGTGCAAGGAACTTCTTTGAGTCCTGGTTTTGCAACTATTACAACAACTGACGTGGCTGCTTTAGACACGTTTTCTGTGATAGCAGGTACTTTGAATACAGGAACTGGATATATAGGCTTAGCCATGCGCTTCTTAGTGCAGGCTTTGACTCAAGCATCAGCGTTAGGAATAGCGCTAACATCGACGTACAATGTGTACAGACGTCTCTCTATGAGGAGTTTTGACGGTGGGTTTCAACAACCGCCGGCATTGTTTGCTCCTTTACGGGATGCAAAGTTTGTTACGTATTCGAGAGAAGCGCGTGATGCCCTAGCAAGAATGGTGCGCCAAGGTCAGATGCGGGAAGAAAATTACCGCGAGATTATGGATTATGTCCGTTCTAGTAAACATCAGTATGCATTACTAGGTCAAGAAGTACCAGAGGAAAAGAAGATCCCGTTTCCTCTGGGTATCCGAATTGATAGGCGAGAGTCTGTCACTTCGGAAGGGGATGAGGAACCTGTAGTGGTGCCGCCAGTGCGTAAACTGGTTGAGCCTGCTGAAAAGCCGGAACGGCGTAGTAAGAGTAAGGAACCTCCGAGAACATAACTCGTAAACATGCAGTATAACTGGCGGGGCTTCGGCCTCGCCGGCAGGTGGATGAAATGGGGGTGGGAAAACCCCTACCTGTGATCCTAGAAGTGAAATTCCCTAGATTGTTTGTTGTTAAAATAGATGATGAAAGAATCATAGCAATCCTTTTGGGTTCCTTTGGCGCATGCGCGTGATTGTGATCCAAAAGGGCTCTGTTCCATGGCGTACTCGCTATTGGACCCGAGCATTTGCTGTGAGACTTTAAAGATTAGTGTTAAATTTGCCGTAGCGAATGCGGTAAATGTAGACAATTCGGTTCACCCCGGCGTCGTAGACGTCCGGTGGTTGGCGATGTTCATTGATCAGGAGAGTTGCGCTGAAGTTCGCTGGCTCGCTATCGGGAGTTCAGGTGTTGTTTAATCAATGCTTGATTTCTCCCTTTGGAGTACGCTGGCTCGCGATCGCTCAGATGCAGCTCGAATTCGGATGGATTAACTTGGGTAGACTCTACCC